ATTATTCATAATTATACACGCTGAAATATTAATCATATTGTTCAATTAAAATACCTTTAGAATAGTTGTAAATGTATCTAAGCTCATTACTGAACTCTGAATATGTATCACCTTTTTTTGCTCTTATCTTGATATTGTTTCTTTTTGAACGGCTGACCAAAGGATAAAACCCATAAGCACCCGGGGAAAAATAAAATTTATTTATATGTGCTTTTAATGTTTCCACTAAATCACCTCTGAAATATATTTCATACTCTTCAGCATAAGGAATAATATCCCATTCAAGAAACAAAGCCCCCATTTGCTGACCTACTTCAACTATCACCGGAGTTTCTAATGCTCTGTCTATGTTTGGATCCCTGCCAACATTAGCGTTTAAGTATCCGTAACCGCTGAACGTATCATATGCACCGCCTGAAGAACTTGTTTTGATTGCATTGCCAATAATATCATACCAATCCAAGCCTGATTCATCTTTCATATAAGCGAATTGACCTGCTATGTATGGAGTTGCATATGATTGAGTTGCAAATAAAGTAGTTCCGTTACCGTCATAAGTCCCTGAGCCAAGCCCGTGCATAATTTTGATCTTATTACCGTAACCATCATTATTCAAGTATTCATTTACTCTGAATACACCGTCTGGATTATTTTCAAATCCTGTTATGCCTTTTAAAGTTATTCCCATACCAATACTATCAACATCGTAACCGTCACGAATGATTAATACTTTGCTTGTTCCCTCTGTTTGAGAGGTCACGCCGTATTTTAATTTGCCCGCTGTTACACTTTGGAAACTTCCGATAGTCCCGGCTGAAGTTGAATGTGCTATTTGGAAATACCCGTTGTCAAATATAATGTTGCTTGTATAAATTACACCCGTAGGTAATGGACTTATATTTGTTCCTGTGATTGCTTCTGAAATGTAAAGCGGAATACCCTGTTCTATTATCCCGATTGCAGTTATATCAGATATTCCGCTTAACTTTACATACATCACTGATGAACTAACTCTCTGAATTTCTGATATAGTGTATTCAGTCCCGCACTGATACACTCCGTAAATATCCTTAGCTGTTTCAGTTGCTGACTTATCAAAGAATACACAGGGGTATGAAGTAGCATTGCCGACTTCCCTATCACCTGAACCGCAAAATATACCGCTTACCATTCCGTTAAGCATAGTTGTTGAAGTAGTTCTAAACTCATTACTTGCACTCGGTAATACAGGCAATAGACCTCTTTCAATTGCTGTTTCAAGAACATTGTTTACTTGTGAAAGATTAGTTGCTGTATTTCTGATTAATATATCGTAACCATTATTTATAACTTCATCAACATACGCCTGAGTGAATGCAGCCGAATTAATATTATTGTCAATATCAATTGAACCGCCTGAGCCACTCCAGTCACCGCCGTGTAACTCATAACCTGCAATGAAATTTTCTATTGCATCAGGTTCATCAGCTTCGGTAGTTAAGAAAGCATATTTAACTTTAAGTCCCATTATAAAGGCAATGCTCTTAGTTCAATTGTAAATCCACTTTCAAGCAAGTTATCAGTTAATACCTGTGAAGTGTTGTAAGTTTTAAGCAATAATCTTCCATCTGCGTAATATCCCGCACCCTCTGCACTATCAACATCAAGAACCAAGTAACCGATTAACTCCGTAACTATTTCAGAAGAGTAAAGGAATGTTCCTACTTCTTTTTTCTCAACTATTGCAGCTCCTACATTATAATTATACGATGCTGCCGTTGCTGTTGCTGTTGCATTTGGGCTAATTGCATTTGAAACAACTGCCTTTGCAACCCTTGTTGCTGCACACCTTGCAAGCCTTCAGCCAGTGTGCCGCCACGAGCAACCGTTGAGCCTAATTGCGCAAGCGTTAGCAAGCGCTGTCTGCGCCGCTCTTCCTCATCCATCGGCATGGCGGGCAAGCCAGGGTACTGTTGCAAGCGATCAAGTCCAGTGCCAAAGCGATCAATAATGTTTGGCGCGTAACCTTGTGATGCAGCTTCAGGCGAATTGGGCAACTGTTGCCCGCCAAAACTGCCGCTGCCCGTAAAAAAGTCTAGTAGTGACGCCATGCTTATCCCCTTGTCCTGCGATCAAGTTCTTTTACAGCTTCAACTAATAGGCCGGTAATTTGTGGGTAGTTAACCGCCATCATGCCGCTATCATCTTTTGCCACGGCTTGAGGCATAACACGTTGAACATCTTGCGCCATTACGCCACCCGTTCGCTCGTCATCGCCCTTGTAGTTGTAGTCATACCCCGTCAATTTGCCAAGTTGCGACAATGGCGAATCCATGCGATCAACGTTTTCTTTCATGCGTTTATCGGACATAAGATAAGCCAGTGACGCCAAGGTGCTAACGCCTTGACCAAACTGTTGACCTGGTGATAAACGCTGTGATGCGATCTGTTGATTCTCAGCAGGAAACCCGCTCAAGCCTTGCGATCTAATGTTCAGTTGTTGCAACGGATAGGCTTGTTGGCGCAAGAAATCTTGATACGCCAAATCGAGCTGCGCTTGCTGCTGCGCTTGCTCTTGTGCTCCAACGCCAAGCAGTTGTTGCGCTTGCTGTTGGCGGATGGCTTGTTGCTGTGCACCTAGCCCCGCCAGTTGCGCAGCCTGCGCCTGGCGCGTTGCAACGTCTTGCTGTGCAAGTTGCGCCGCTTGACCAAACCCTTGATAAGCTAAGTTGCCAGCCGTTTGGCCTGCCGCTTGCAAAGCATTGAGATTGGTCATTGCCTCAACAACGCCCTGGCGCGATCCGCCAAAGGCGCGTGCGCGTGTGGCGGCTGCGGCGTTTTGCAGTTGTTGCTGCGCTCGTTGATTCTCAATATTTTGCAATGCCGTTCCAATGACTTGCTGCTGAAACGGATTGATGTATTGCTGTATGTTGCCGGCGATGCTCGTCGGTTGCAGCGCTAACGCCGTTGCGTAATCAACGGTCTGCGTACCTGGCCCCATAGCCCCGGCGGATGCAAGTTGCTGCAAGCCCAGTTGCGTTGCCGCCGTGGGCGCGGCTATTCTTGCGCCGCCATAAGGCGTGTATTCTTGGGCGGCTAGTTGCTTAGAAAACTCATAGTTCTCTAGCGCCGCTTGTTTGAATGCCGGGTCAAGTTCAACACGCGTTGTCTGACCGCCGCCGCTTTTACTCATGATTCAACTCCTTGGACATGACAGTCCATTTCTCTTCATAACCTTCGTCCGCCAAAAACGTACGCAGCCAACCACGTCTTCCGGCAAGTGTCACACGATTGCATCCGATTGATTGCGCCCATCTCTCAAGGATTGGACGCATACGCGAGAGTTCTTCTAAGTCCCCGCCAGCAAGAAAATAGTGCATCCCTTTGGCTTGTGGGTAACTCTGAATCTCAGTGATGACAGCGGATTGTTGACCAGGCCAAAACTGCATTTCATTGGCGTCAACGGCTCGCTTTATGTCCTCAATGGTATGTGTTCCGCCAGTGAAAGACAATGCCGCTTCAATAAATGGCCGGCATCGATCCCAATGGCTTAAATCGTGTGCGTTCACTTGTACGCCAATAAGTTTTCGCCAGCCACTAACGGCAGAGTTCCTGATAGCAATCCTTGCACATAAGGCAATGATGCACCTTGGTTTAAGGTGGAAAGGATTGAGCCTGTGACTTGTGGCGATAAATTAGACTTTTGCGCCTCAGTGCGTAAATCGTTGAATGTTGTACCCGTATTGAGCAACCCTTGACCTGTGGCGGCTAACTGCTGCGCCGTTGGCGCTCCTTGCGGCATGGCGTAAAAGGATGCGGGCAACGTCACTTGATTGGCGGCAACGTATGGCGCAAGCAATCCAGCCGTTGGTGTACCACCATAAGATGCCGCATAAAAAGCATCCATGTAATTTTGAATCTGCTGACCCGTTGGCCCTTTACATGAGCAACTGACATGCCACTCGTCCCTATCAAACTTCCCCCAGGCGTCTACCGAAACGGCACCGAGTACCAATCGAAGGGCCGTTGGTATGACGCCAACCTTGTGCGTTGGTTTGAAGGCACGCTTAGACCCATGGGCGGATGGCGGCAATGGTCATCCTCAGCAACGTCAGGCGTTCCTCGCGGTATGCACGCGTGGAAGGACAACTCAAACAATATTTGGCTTGCCGTTGGTACGGCATCAAAACTTTACGCGTATCAAGGCGATGCTGATCGCGCAGACATTACGCCGACAAGTTTTAGCACTGGCCGAACGGATGCCACGCCTAACTTATCGTATGGCGGAAGAGATTACGGACAAGAGGCTTACGGCACTGCAAGATCATTCAAATCAACCTTAGCCATTCAGCCCGCCACGACATGGTCGATGGACAATTGGGGCCAGTATCTTGTGGCGTGCTCGGACTACGACGGTAAGTTGTACGAGTGGCAACTTGACTTTACAACGCCAACCAAAGCTGTTGCTATCACAAACGCGCCAACGGGTTGCAAGGGTTTGATTGTCTCTGAAGAGCGTTTTCTGTTTGCCCTTGGCGCTGGCGGCGATCCGCGAAAAGTGCAATGGTCTGACCAGGAAGACAATACGGTTTGGACGCCAGCCGCCAACAATCAAGCGGGTGACTTTACGCTTTCAACGCCTGGTTCAATTGTTTGCGCCCGCCGCGTGCGCGGTGGCGTCCTGATCCTTACTGATGTTGA